TGCCCGCCAGGGGACGGACCCGACGGTTTCTGGAAACGGTGCCGGTCGTGGGTTCCGCGACCTGATCGTCCACACGCCCACCGAGAACCCGGCGGCCGTTGCGCAGGAAGTCCTCAACGAAGTGACAGGTAGGCTCTAGGGATGGCGTCGTACGAATGGCTTGAATACAACGGGACGATGCTGGTCAACACCTTGCGTACGGCGCTCCTTGCCCGAGCGATGGGGGTCGACACCGTCCGGATCAACGCGGCGTCGCTGGCGTGGCTCGACGGCGCGATGCCCCGCTACACGGGGTTCGGTCTGGGCGGGTTCGGCGAGGGTGAGTTCGGCTTCGGTGAGTTGGTCGAGGGTCTGGACTACGGGGCCATCACCGACGCCCCTTGGTACGACGCGGGGTACCCGGCCAGCAGCGAGTTCGCGGGCTTCATCCCACTGGACGTACGGGGGTTGGACGACTCCTCGCTGGAGAGCGCGACCGTTGAGTACATCACCGACGGCGGGCACGTGGGCAAGGCCAGGAACGCGACCCTTCCCATCGTCGCCAACTTTGCGATCATCGCCAAGACCGAGCGCGGAGCGGAGTACGGCAAGCGGTGGCTGGATCGGGTCCTGATGGCCTCGGGGCCGAGGCCCTTCTGCGCGGGCGCGGACCTCCGGTACTTCCGCTGGGCCGGTGCTGACGCCCCCATCGTCCACAGGCGGAACGTGCGGCTGACGCGCGGTACCTCGGTCACGCTCAAGCGGAAGTCGACGTGCTCGGCCACGTGGCTGGTGACGTTCACCATGACGGCCGCCGACCCGTACGAGTACGGCGAGCCGGACCCGAAGATCGACCACATGGGCGGTGCGACGCCCACCACCGGACCGGGGGTCACGTCCTCGGGTTCGCTCGTGCTGACGCAGGTGCCGTGCGCGGAGTACGACTACTCCCCGATCTACGACCCGCTCTACCCGGCTCTGGTGGCTCCCCCGGTGCCGCCGGACTTCCTGCCCGCTGGCTGGACCATCGAGTCCGGCGACACGTTCGACCGGCGCTGGGCACGGATCAGCCCCATCGAGCCCTCGTCGCTGAACACGGTGCCGGTGATCCAACTGCACACGACCACCGAGGCCCGTATGGTGCGGGTCTCGGTGTGGCCTGGGGGCTCGGCAGCCGACGACCAGTGCGACCCGCTGTTCAGCGTGGTCGTCTCCTACCTGCCTGCCTACGTACGGTTCTACATCGACGGTGAGCGGAAGGCTGCCTACGTCTGGGACGGCTACAGCCCCATCGTCCGGCGCACCGACAGTCTCGTCTACTCGAACGACGCCGACCCAGTACAGTGGGCCGCGTTCAACGATCCGGCGGGCCTGCTGGTCACGCTCGACACGTTCGCCAAGGTCGGCGGGGGCTACGAGGGGGACGGCAACATCACCGCCTCGCTCGCCCTGACACCCAAGTCCGACTAGTTTCCAGAAACCGATAGGGAGAAAACGATGGCGAACTGGTCAGGCGACGGGGGTGTCTCGGGCTTCTACTACCACGCTGACGACTTCACCCCCAAGCCCACCGACATCGACTCGGAGCAGGTCGCCTACCTGCTGGCGACCAACGCGCTGGTGGACGTGGAGGGCGTCACCCGCCTCCAGTACCCACTGACGGACGCGCTGTATCGCCCCGGCATGGAGGGCTTCCTACCCCCCGCCAACGACCGGATCGACGCGCGGGCCAACTTCGACTTCGGGCAACCCGATGTCGACGACAACCCCGGCCGTGTCCTCACGGCGTCCATGTTCATCGCCAAGGCGTCCGACCTTCCCGCTGCGCCGACCCCGGCGCAGTTGCTGGCCCTGCCGAGCGCGAGCCTGATCGTCAGTCGGGCATCGACGGGCTTCACGGACAACCAGCCCCACTCCTTCTACATCCACGGGCCTCGGGTGGGCGTCGTGGGCGGGCTGGTGCCCAACACCAAGTATTGGGTCATGGTCGCGGCCACGCACGTGCCGAGCATGGGCAGCACACCGAACAAGACCAACGACATCCCACTCGACATCGCCAAGGCCCGTGGCGTCTCGATGTGGACCAACCGGCCCCCGGCGGCTCCGGTCATCACGTCTCCGCCGGACGGGGCGACGGCCCCGGCAGGGAGTGTCCTGACCTTCTCCTTCACCTCGGATGACCCGGATCGCCGTTTCGGTGGGACCGACGCCTACTTCACGGACCTCGCAGGCGTGCAGGTCCAGTTCGCTCCGCAGCCGACGACAGCGAACCCCACCCCGGCGTGGCAGGACTTGCCCATCGCTGGCGCGAGCCCAGCCTACGAGGGAGCCCCCGACAACTCGCAGGTGCTCTGGCCGGGGTGGTACATCGCGGGGCACTACGATCCCGGCCCAGACAACGGTGCTGGTATCTTCTCCTACGGAGAGATATACGGCCCCGTAGGACCGCCGTACGACAGCGATGGCGCGTGGTGGCTACGCGCCAACCGAGCGATGCCTCTGGACTGCTCGGTGGCGGGGGCCAGAACCCCCCTCGCGGGGCAACTCGGGTCTGGGGCGTGGCAGTTGCGGATGCGGACCTTTGACTTCGGTACCCCGTACCCGAGGGACATGCAGCCTTTCGGTAGGGCATGGACCGACCACTTCCACACGCCTGCGGATGCCCCGGCCAGCAACACGTCTCCGTGGTCTGAGCCTGTCAACATCACGATCAGCGAGCAGGTTCCCGCACCGGTTCCGATGAGCCCGGTCAACGGTGTCGCCGTCGCCGAGGGCGCAGCGGTCACCCTCTCGTGGTTGTACCGGAACACGTACGTGCCGCCGTTCATGCAGGGCCAGCGCACCGTGCAGATTCGTCAGGCGGGCGAGACCACGTGGACGACCCTGGTTTCTGGAAACAGCAGCGCCCCGACGCATCTGATCGACACCGGCGCCTACCCGCTGACCGCCACGCGCGGGTACGAGTGGCGCGTGGGCGTCGTGGACGCGAGCGGTGCCGTGTCGGCGTACAGCCCAGTGGCCTCGTTCTGGGTGGTGCCCGCCCCGGCTTCCGGCTCTGTCCGGCCGATTTCGGACGAGACGGTCAGCGGCGCCACGTTGGGGTGCGGTTCGCACAGGGTGTTCGTCTACCGCCGGGGCGGTCTGGAGCGCGTCGGCGAACTCACGAACCTGACGCACGTTGACTGGAACCGGGTGCGCGACGACATCAGCGACGCCAAGATCGTCGTCTCGGACTGGGGAGTCGACTGCGGGGACCTGCTCAAGAAGTTGCAGTGCTGGGCCTACGAGGTCGTGATCTTCCGCGACAACGGGTTCGGTGTGGAGAGGGTGTGGGAGGGGCCGATCACCCTGCTCACCTACGAGCAGGACTCCGTGACGATCCACGCCAAGGACGTGATGGCCTACGCCTATCGGCGGATCATCAAGCAGGCCATGAACGACAGCGGGCAGAACCCGACCGCCGGGGACTCGGTGACCTCGCGGGCCACCAGAATCTTGCAGAACGTGTTCGCTCCGGACGACCCGAACGTGCTGGCCTACCTCACGCCGATCCTGCAAGCCGACGATCCGAAGCAGTACCGGTCGCTGCCGCCCTACAGCCGGACCGCCTTCGAGGAGGTGGACGACATGGCGGCGAACGCCGGGCTGGACTACACATGCAGCGGCCGCTCGATCCTGCTGTGGAGCACCAAGCACCGCATCGGCACCCTGCCCGAGTTCCGTGACGACGACCTGGGGGCGCCGCCCATCGTGAGCGAGTACGGCATGAGCATGGCGGACCGCTATGTCGTGTCCGACGGCAACGGCATCTGGGGCGAAGCGACCCGAGGGCTGGACGAGGTTTCTGGAAACAGCCCGACCTACGGGCTGGTCGAGATGCTGTCCAGCACGTGGGCCAGCGAGTCCGAGGAGGAGGCCGGAACCTACACCGAGGAGGGCATCGAGACCGTCCGTCAGTCCTTCGAGGAGTACGCGGAGCGGTCCATCGCTGACCGTTACCCGCCGCCCGTGGTCGTACGGGTGCCGGACAACACGACGATCAACCCCGGCACGGTGCTGTCGATCCAGCAGTTGGTCCCTGGTGTGGTCATCCCGCTGCGTTCAACGGGTACGCTGCGCTCCGTGGTCGCCAGCCAGAAACTCGACAAGGTCCAGGTGACTGAGGTGGCTGGCTCGGAGACCATCTCGGTCACTCTCAGCCCGTTCAGCAGGGACGACGTCGAAGTCGTGGAGGGCTAGGCCATGAGCAGTCAGAACTGGCGCACCGAGGTCGACGCGGGGGACTACTTCGGCCACCAGAAGAAGCGGGTCGAACTGGAGCAGCGTCGTCCGGTCGTGCGCCGAGCGTCTGATCTGGTCGGTCCGGGTATCGGGGCCGCAGCGATCCGGGTCACCGACCTCAACGACATCATCGCCACGTTCAACGGCTACTACTCCTCGGCTCCGGGGGCGCTGAACGCGCCGACGAGCGGCGAGGCATTCGTCGGGACTGTGGTCGCGGACCCGACGCTGGGTGGGCGGCAGACGTTCGTCGGCTTGGCGACTGGCTACGAGTACACCCGGACCTTCGTCCGCAACGCGAGCGACCCGGCGTCCATCTCGTGGGGGGTGTGGCGCGGCGCAGAGCGC